TGATTCAATGATTGATAATCCCCAAGTGTATATTACTACTATTGGGTTATACAATGATAATTTGGATTTAATAGCAGTAGCTAAGTTAAGTCAACCTCTTCCTAAAAACTTCACAAAAGAAGCTTTAATAAAAGTCAAACTTGATTACTAATGTTTGGAGTTTTTAAAAAACTTAAGGCTAATGATATTAAGATAACTCCATTTGAAGCTCATAAACAATATTCAACCACTGATTTATCTTCAATAGGTGCGAGTACTTCTTCAATATCTTGGTCACCTAATAATAAATCTACTTTTACCTCTGGTAATTTAAAATATTACCAGATAGATAAATTATATTATAGAGATTATATAAGTGATAGAGGTAATAAATTAGAATTAGATGATGCTTCTTACAAAAAACAAGAAAGAAGATTATACCAATCTGCTTCAATATTAAGTTTATCTCAAAAAACTTTTGGTTTAGAAGTTCAGCCCACTACTTTAGAATACTCAGGTTCTGCCTCAGGTAGGCAATTTTATATTAAAGATGATGGGTATGGTAACTTATATGATGCTAATCTAGGATTAGAAAATTGGCCCAGTGAAGACAATAGAGTACTATATATTAGTCCCGTTCAAGGTTTTAAATATTTAGATCTATCTATAGACCCATCAACTGGGCAAAATTTAGTTAACTACCCTTCAAATCTTAATTTAATAACCCAAGATGATTCTTATTTAAGACATACTATAACTTATACTAGTTGTAGTATATACCAAAGTGATAAATTTAGCTTTATTAAAGCGGCTAACACAAGTTTTAACCAAAGCTCAGCATCTATAGAAATAGATACAGCTCCTTGTTTTAATTTTAATAATGATAATTTCTCTATTAGTTTTTATTACTCAGCAAGCTCTTTAGATGTTGTTTTAAATCAGGTACCAACAAATAATTTTACTCTAATTACTAAAGAAGGTCCTAAAAAAGGAACCAAAAATAATCCTATTACCTTAAGTACTAGAGCTAAAGGAGCATTTGAATTTCAAAATATTTTAGATGGCCCACAATATCCCTTTAGAATATATTATAAAACTCATTTCCCTAATACAAATACAGGTTCACTTTTTTTTGAAAGATATGATGGTAATAAATTATCTGTAGTTTCATCTTCTTTTACTAATCTTACTACTGGTTATAAACACGTAACCTGCCTAAAAACCGGAAGCCTTCTTAAAATTTATATTGATGGGATAGAAAGAGCTTCAACTACTGATACTACTAGAGAACATTGTCAAAATTCCTCTCCTATTAGTATCTTTAGAAGGCCATTAGATAATGGAACCTATACAGAAGGGACTTATAACCCATCAGGAATAGGTTTGGGGAATTTATCCCAAATTATGATATGGGATAAAGCATTAACTCCTTTAGAAATCATAAATGTATCTCAGTCAATAACCGGAACGTACCCTATAGGAAATATATTTTATGATAATGGTTTTGCTGTGGTAACTCATCCCAATTATATTAATTCGTTTTCTAATCTTGCTTCTTTAAAATATAAAAATTCGGTTCTTATTACTGAAAATGAATATCACTGCAGTGTAAATGAAAATGAATTTAATTCAACTAATAATTTAACTATTCGTAAAATCCCTTCTATATATAATGACGAAATAGCAAATTTTGCTACGGGATCAGATTTTAAGCCATATGTAACAACGATTGGGCTATATGATGACGATGCTAATTTATTAGCAGTAGGAAAATTAGGTCAACCTGTTAAAATGAGTGACGAAACTGATACAACTTTTGTTATAAGATTTGATACATAATGGAGTTTCCAAATAGTTATGAAAATTTTCCTGAAGGAACTTATGGGTATATTTATGAAACTATTCATTTACCCACAAATAAAAAATATATAGGAAAAAAAGCTCTTATATATAATACTAAAAAAAAACTTAGTAAAAAAGAACTAAATGAATGGACTGGCCGGGGGCGCCCTCCTGCCCATAAAATGGTTCAAAAAGAAAGTGATTGGCTAGGTTATTATGGGTCTCACGAATTTATTAAAACTTCCATTAAAAATGGTAAGCAAAGTGAATTTCAACGTAAAATACTTCAACTTGCATTTTCAAAAAAAGAATTAACTTATCTTGAAAATAAATGGCTTTTTAGCCAAGCTGTATTAGAAAAAGAAGAATACTTAAATGATAATATTCTTGGAAAGTTTTTTACTAGTGACTTCAATTAAGCCCTTCATTTAATATTGAAGGGTGGTATTTCTTTTAATATGTATAACCGATGAAAGGAATATATAAAATAATAAACCCCCAAGGTAAAATCTATATAGGACAAAGTATAGATATTGAACGAAGATTTAAAGAATACCAAAATTTAAGAGCTTGTAGTGATTCTAGAAAATTATATTACTCTTTAAAGAAATATACCCCTACAAACCATATATTCGAAATATTAGAAGAATGTGAAGAACACCTTTTAGAAGAAAAAGAGATATATTATATAAATCTATATAATAGTATACAAGAGGGTTTAAATATTAAAAATGGTTCGAAACCCCAATGGACTGGAAAAAATCGTCCTAATCATAGTAAGTGGTTAAAAGAAAATGGGAGTGGGTTATCTTATAATAGGGAAGAAAAACACTTAAAATTAATAAGTAAACGTTCTAAAGAACAATGGGCAAATAAGGAGTGGAAAAAAGAAGTTTCACACAGAATAAAAGAAGGAAAAAATAACCCTAATTCTAAAAAATACCAAAAAGCTGTTATATGTGAGACAGATGGAAAAATTTACCCCAGCCTTAAAAAGGCTTCAAACGCGTATAATATAAGTTTAGGATTTTTATGTAACCATATAAACAACCCCACTAAATACCCAACAGCTAAAGGAAAAATATTTAAACAATATTGAAGGAAGATACTTTAAAAAAGACTTTGGCTTTTGATATTTCTTCTTTATCTTTAGAAGATGAAAGAAGATCAATTGGTTTTTTTGCTCGAAGGTCTTTTAGGAAAAAGCAAAAACGCTCGAGGAGGAGAAGAGGCTGTATTTTCTTGCCCTAATTGTAATCACCATAAAAAGAAATTAACTCTTAATAAATATTCACAAGCTTACCAATGTTGGGTTTGTGGATTTAAAGGACGTAGAGCTCTTCAAATTTTAAAATTTATTAAAGCTCCTTATGAAGCTTATGGGGTTTTAAAAGAAATAGATGCTCAATATAATTTTAAAGACTCATATACATCTAAGCCTAAAAACCAACTTTCATTACCTGAAAATTTTATTCCGTTAATAGAAGGAAAAGGATTTATTAGAGATAAAGCTTGGAAATATCTCCAAAATAGAGGTTTAACTCTTCAAGATGTTGTTAAATATAATATTGGGTATATTGAGGAAGGAAATCTTTCAAATTTTATCATTATTCCTAGCTATGATAAAAATGGGTTATTAAACTATTGGGTAGGTCGTTCATTTGATCCCCAATCATACCATAAACATAAATTACCTGAAGTCTCTAAGGATATTGTAGGGTTTGAAATGTTAATAAATTTTGATCTACCTGTAATATTGTGTGAAGGTGCCTTTGATGCTATTGCTTTAAAACGCAATGCTATTCCTCTTTTTGGTAAAAAAATTAGCAAAGCCCTTTATAAAGAACTAGTAACTAATAAAGTTAAACAAGTATATCTTGCTTTAGATCAAGATGCTATTTTAGATTCATTAAAATATGCTAAAGAATTAATGAATTATGGGAAAGAAATATTCTTAATAGAAATGGAGGGAAAAGATCCAAGTGAATTAGGATTCCAAAACATAACTAAATTATTACAACACGCTCGTCCTTTTACTTTCCAAAACTTAGTTCATAAAAAAATCTTATATCAGTAATTTATATGTATTACTAAATTGTCGCTTTAATGAAAATAGCCCTTTTTCCTGGAGGATATAAACCTCCCCATCTTGGACATTATAATGCTGCTAAATATTTAGCTGATAAAGCAGACAAAGTTATTATTCGTATTGGTTCTAAACCTAGAAATAATATAGGAAAAGAATTATCAAATGAAATATGGCATTTATATAAAGAATTTGACCCCGATCCTAGAGCTAAAAAATTAATCATAAGTATAGCTCAGTCTAATTCACCTGTTACTGATGTTTATGAATTTGTAGAAAACATAGTTCCTGAAAATTCTGAAGTAATATTAGCTTTAGGAGAAAAAGATATGTCAGATGGTCGTTATAATAATATCCCACGAATCGCTGAACCCCGCAATATAAAATCTCAAATTGAATTTATACCACCTCAAGCAGGAGGTATTTCAGGAACAGATATTCGTCAGATAATTAAATCTAATAATAAAGAAGAATTCTTTAAATATATTCCAGATTTCTTACCAGAAGAAATTAAAGAAGAAATTTGGACTAAAT